TAAAGCCTGCATCTTTGCATGTTCCAATACATCTGGATAAGCACGTTGCCAACCCAGCAATGGTTCACCGCCTGTGAATATAAAATGTTCATCCACCCATTGTTTGTGTGGCAATATTTCCATTGTTCTTTCCACAATAGCATCTGATGTCAGCATGGGAGATAAATCTTTGAATCGAGGATCCCAAGATGCATACGAATCACAGCCTGTGTTCACCAATGGCAATTCTTCATAGCTTTTAAAAGGAAATTGTTTGTGCTGTTCAAATACTTTGTCATTCTCATCACTACGCATGCCTCGAGGCAAACCAAAGCCAGCACAAGTAAAGTTGCAGCCAAATGTTCTCAAGAACACTGAAGGCACACCCATGTACCTGCCTTCTCCTTGTATGCTGTAAAATAATTCTGCTATTTTAATTTTGCTCATTATACTAATTCCTCTACCACTCCTAATAATTCTGCCAGTATGAATAAAAATCCAGCAGTAATAAAGTTACCAAATATTAAACTAATGCCTGCAATGATTCTAAATGCACTCTTGATTAGTGACACATAGAAATGACCTTTACTGGTGTCTTTAGGCTGTATGTTCATGTTTGTTTTCTTTCAAAGGAATTGACTCACATGAATCAATGTAATCTCCTTGGCTGTGATAATCTCTCTTCACTGTTTCTTTGTACAGCACACCATCTTTAACTTTGTAAGTGATTAATTCTTGTTTGATAATACCTGTGGTATCACCTCCGAATGCTGCGTAAAATGGTCCTTCTTTATTGGTCATCTGTGTCTCCTATCTTGGTGCAAATTGTTGTTGCAGGTTAATATTATCCATAAATTCTTTTTTAGTGCCAGCATCATCTTTGAAAGCACCTTTTAACACAGTGGTCTGAGTCAATGAACTGTGTGCCATTATGCCTCTGTTTTCACAACAGCCATGTGTGGCTTGTATGTACACTCCTAGATCTTTGGCTCCAGTGGCCATTTCAATCTCATTGGCAATGTCATTGCACAGTGCTTCTTGCAGTGTGCCTCTTCTAGCACACCATTGTGCTATTCTTGTGTATTTGCTCAATCCTATCACTTTGCCATTGGGTATGATTCCAATGTATGCCACTCCGCTCACTGGTTGATGATGATGACTGCACACTGATTTCAATTCACTACGCACCACCAACATGCCTGTGTAGGCATTTTCTCCCACATTGGGAAATGCTGTGGCATCGGGTCTGGATTCATATCTTCCACTCATTAATTCTTTCAAATACATCTTGGCCAGTCTGTGTGCTGTGTTTTTACTATTAGGATCATTTTCAGTATCAATCACAAGACTGTTTAAAACAGATTTGAATGATTCTGTTAATTCTTTTTCCAATAGAACCAGTTCATCTTTTTCAACATAGGCTGAAATATTATCATCAGCATGATAATTCACACCAGCCTCAATCAGTCTTTGTTTAATCTTTTCTGATACTTTCATTATACTCCTTATATTGTACTATTTTAACAGATTTGTTCCAGTTTGTCAATGATTTGTGCCAAAACAATTTGGTTTCCTTCATCATTGTAATGATTAATTTCTCCTCTGTAGTTAGGCCAGATCATACTGAAGTCCAACAGATTCTGTTCCTCAACAAAATGGTTACTGATACCAAAATTATCTATGTGTAAACTGGTGATTTGCTCCAGTTTTCTGTTGATATCTCTGCGTATCAATCTGTAGATGTCTTTTTGGTATTGATCATCATAGTGATACTTGAACCAATTTTTAGCAGTGTCTAAACTTTTATTGAACCAACTGTTGCGAGATTCAATGTCATTCCATATGAGATCACAATCTTTGTGCAGTCCTTCTTTGTGTATGGGATGAACGGGAGTGTGTACTCTGCTGGGACTGGTATGACACACAATCACACAATCATAGTCATGCTGCCACCAAGGATTTTCTTTGGTAAAGTTTAGCAGTTGTCTTAATATTTTATATTCGCCCACACCTGCCTGAGCCAAATTGGTCACATCATGTTGTTGAGCCAATTGAGCGGGCCATCCAGTAAGGCCATTGGGCCAAACACAAGCAAAACTATCACCAATGATTAGGATTTTTTTTGATTTTTTAGCCATGGTATGTATTTTTCCACAATCTTTTTGTGATATTCTTTATTGTAGTGTTCTTTGTCATGCAGTAAATATTTTTGAGGATCAATACCATTGTCCAACATATATTGCTCAACAGTTTTTTCTGCTACTGTGGTATTTTTTAATGCACCGTAATATTCCAAACTCTTGGGCCATTTCAATCTATTCATAAAATTAAACACATAAAGTTTAGCATTGTTTTCAGCACAAATTCTATCCCAAGCAAACACATTCAATAAAAAATCACGTCTTTCTAAATGTGTGTTCAATTCAAAAAATAATTTTATCTCCATAAATGTGTTTTTTCTTACGTCTGGTTGTTGCAATCCATCTGTTTCAGAAATTTTTAAACCTGGAAACTTTTCATAATCTTCTGCTGTGGGCTTGTTGTACAATTGCACTCTGCCTTCTTTGACCAATAAATCCATATACTTTTTTACTGTGGGTGTGCTTTCCACACATTCATGCACAAAATAATCCAAAGGCAGTGCTTCATCTGTGAGTTTCTCATCAAAAGCCAACACAAATCTATTCAATGGAGCCAAACAAAGAAAAACTTCATCAGTGTCTGGAAATGTGTTAAACATGTGCTTCATCCAATCAGTGTACATTCTATTGACAGTTCCAGCATGTGCATAGATACTCACGGGTTTATGGTTCACTGTGTTGTAAATTTCAGCATAGTTGTTATCATTCCAATAGGTATAACTGCCTGGACCTGTTTTGTTAGGCACAGTGACATATCCACAAGTGTGACTGTCTCCTATGAAAAGTGCTCTGCTCATTTTTTATAATTTCCTTTGTGAGGGATCACATGACGCACACCACCCCTAGGATCTTCCATGTCACCCTTGCGTCTTGGAATCAAATGAACATGCGGATAAGGAACAGTTTGACCTGCTGCCTCGCCCATGTTGAGTCCTATGTTGTAGCCGTCAATCAACCCTTTGGCAATATTTTCATTGCCAATTTTCAATGCTAATTCAAAACATTTCACAATCATATTTTGACTGGCTTGTTTGGGTACCAACAATGCATGTCCTTCAGTCACAGGATATCCATCCTCATACCACACACAATCTTTCAAATCATATATCACTTTGGTCCAAGGAGCTCTGCCTTCTTTTTGAGCTTGATTCAAAGTGTCAATTTTTTCCATACTACCATTGCTCCCAAGGAAACACTATCCAACGTGGATCTTCCAGTTTGTTGATTTCATAACCTTTGTAATCTATATCTTTGTAGGTGCTCACTGTGTTGTGCAATATCACAGCAAACTTTAATCTTTCTGGTTTGCCAAAGTTATTCATAATATAATTAAATGTGGCACCTGTATCATTGATATCATCCACTATCAATACTCTTTTTTGCCAAGCATATACTTTTTCCAATGTGTGTAAATCAGGAGTATCAGCATGATCTCGTAAACTTACATTTAACACATGATGAGGAACATCCAATTTGTGTGACAAATAGATAGCAGGAATACATCCTCCTCTGTTTAATCCTAATATTACCTGAGGTTGCCATTGTTGTTCAGTCAATTGCTGATGTATATTCAGCAGAGCTGCACGCATCTGGATCATGGTAAAATAATTTTTATTGGCTGTTTCCATATTAAAAAGGCATTTTCAGTTGCATTTTATTGTCATAATCATCTATCACAATATTGTAAACATTTTTAAATTTTTGAAAAGCAATATCCAATGACGGATACAACTCACACATTTCTTTTATTTTGTGCATTTCAGGCATGATATCCTCAAACATAATAGGCAGTTTGTAATCCTCAAAGTTTATGCCTTTCATTGCATCTGCTTCAAAATCTATGCCTGTGGTAGTAACACCATTGCCTGATCCACCAAATCCATACGGCACGCTCACTGTGCTGGCCACAATGTTATTTGTGCCTATATTTGCTTGATAGTTTATATCTACTTTATACGTTGTGCTGTCTGGTTGATTTTGTTCTAAAGTTTTATTTTCCATTTGTAATCCTTTGGTAAAGTTGTTTGCCACTAAAAAAGTTTTCAGCCAATGATATTTTTTGTTTGTGTACCAATGGAGCATACTTTTTGTAGTTGATCATGTAGTCATCTATTCTTGCTTTTAACAAATCTTTGTGTTTCTTATACAGTTCAAAAGATTCTGTCCATTCCGAAGGATATTTGAATTCTTCTTGAGCCATTTCTTTGTAACTTAAACGATCAGGAATCATTGGAATAACTCCTAATACTGCACCTTCATACCAACTGATTCCTAATGTTTCTTGTAAATTAGCACTGAAAATCAATTTGGCTTCTGCTAAAAGATTGTGATAGTCATTTTTTGACTGGCAACGATCCAAACAAGTGACAAATTCATACTGTGGCATTTCTTTTGCCAAATCTTGAAATATGTTGTGTTGTTTTTCCGGAGCCAATCTATGCGGGAAAAGAATAATATTCTTTTTTTCAATATTTTTATAACCAGTCAAGTCAGCATCCAAATATTCCATAGGCCATCCCGATCTCACTATTTTGCCTGTGTGAAACATTTCTGCTACTGTTTCTTTATCAGCCAGTCTGCCCAGATCCATCAAATTGTGTAAGAACATATCAATATGAAAATCAGTGGCAAAGTAATTGTGATCAAATGATTCAAACATGCTGCGTTCAGCCAGACGCACCCAAGGTTTATCACCTATCAATCTGCCTAGAAAGTCTTGTGGGTCATATGATCCTGCGTGCCACATGCCACCTATTTTAATTTTTACGTTTAATAATTCTGCCATGTACTTGAGTTGCAGCACTGTGGGATTCCAAGCATCAGTGTATAAGAAATAATCACCATCTTTGATATCTCCATTGCAGAACATTTCAGCAATCTGTTCCAATTGTCTGCTTTTGTACATGTTGGTGAATCCAAAGTTTAAAAAAGCACCTGGGGTGGTACTTTTCACAGCATCTCCTCCGCTGATCACTTGAACTTCAGTGTTGGTGTATCTTTTCAACTGTATGGGTAGATATTTTTTCCATTGCTTGGTGTATCTAGTTTCTACTTCTTCTAGATCCACAATATAAATCTTCATGCACTAACCTAATTAATTGTTACAGATTGATCAGCGGGCCAAGTTATCACTGCCCCGTTCTCACCATCTTCACTCACATCTATCGTGACTTCTCTTTTGGGATATTTTGCACTAATCTGTTGATACAGATCAGTGGCCATCATTTCACAACTTTTATAATCCAACTCTAATACGCCTTTGCCATACAGGTTTTCCAACCATCTTTTAAACTGTATGAATTCAATTTCTCTATCATCATGAAACACTTCTATGGCTATTTTGAAGTGAAACATGTGTCTGTGAGGATAACCCAAAAAACTCACATCATATTCATCACCTGTTTTGAATTTTGGATCTGTCAAAGCAGCAGGAAATTTGTGCGTGCCTTCTCTTCTAAATGTAACCCAAATTTTAGATTTCATAATGCTCATGTGTTTCAGTATTTAGGTTTATAGTATAACAACCTTTTCAATGCTTGTCAATGTCCACAGGATAGTCGCCTTTGTATTCACTCCAATCTGTGTAGGTTTTTTTGGTCATTAACTTGTCCAAATCATGTGTCCAAACTCCTGTATTGGTAGCACCCCACGTGACGTCATCCAACTTGATCACTGTGTTGGCATTGAATGTTTTGATGTTAGGTATTTTCACAGATATCATATTGATAAAATGATGGTTTAGATGCCAATTCATTCTTGATACCATTTCTGCATATTGCACATCATAATCCAATGTGACCCAAAGACCTAAATCTAATAATTTGTTGATAATATTATTCCAATCTCTCCAATCTTCTTCTGTCTCTGGAGTAAAACTTTGACTGGTGCCTAAATACACGTGTGCCACAGCAGTTTTTTGAGTATACCTCACAATGTCCACCACGTTTTGTACACCCACCACAAATAAAGTTATTTGATGTTTCATAGCAGTGTTCTCCACTTCTTTGCCTATGAAAAATTTTACTTTTTTTCTCGATTGTGTGTCCAACATTATTTTCTCCAATCTATATACCCTCTGGCATAGCCATTTTTTCTATTTGTAGCATCTGCGAATGCATTGTTCCACTCTGTGCTTCTGCTGTAACCTTTGGTCCAAAAATTAGACACATCCAGTTTGCCTGCAGAGATTAATTCCACTGCTTCACGCATACACTCTATAAATTTTTTATTTCTAGGACTTGGAAAGCCTACTGTTACAGCATTCCATAATAAATCAGCAAAATTAGTGCGAATGGATTCTGTTTTTTCAGCAGCCAGTATCAACAATGCTTCAGTGTTAAACATGTTCTTGTCAAACACCTCTGATCTGTTGTTCAAATCTATAATAACATCAAACACGCCTTCAGCATTGTGAGTGAGTTTATCTCCCCAAAACTGTTTGTTGTGATTGCCCAACACAGTGATATCAAAATGATAATTTTTTATTTTTAGATAGGTGTAAACCACATAGGATAAAAATCCACTGCCTATCAGCAGCAGTCTGCTGTTGTAGTTGGCTTTGTGAGCAATGGCAGTTTCAAATTGTTTGATCACATTAATGCCACATGCCACAGGTTCCACAATGTATTTGGGATCTGCTGTGGGAACTTTAACATAAGTTTCAAAATCACAATTGTAAATATCAGCATAAGCAGGTTCACCTCTGGTAGCCACATGATCTCCCACCTGAACATCTCGCACATGAGCACCCACTTGTGTGACCTGAGCCAATCCTTCATGACCTTGCATGTTTAATGGTAATGTTTTGAATTTGCCCAACATCATGTCCACATCACTGCGACATACTCCTGTCATGATATTTTTTACTTGAATCTGATTATCTTTCACTGCAGGAATGTCAATGGTTCCTTCATGAAACATGCCATCTCCTTTGGTGTATAACAGTTTAGTTTCAGTCATTGATTAAATTATGAATCCACACATCATACTCCTTGTGGTGATTCCAAAACTCTTTATGGTTAATATTATTGAAAACATCTTGAATCATAGCAGCATAAGCTGATTCAGGACACAATCCTAGTTCAAAACTTTTAATTAATTTTTCTTTTTTATAACAGTGCAGTGCTCTGTCATCTTTGTCCATACTGCGCCAATCAGCAGTAAGTTTGAATGTTTTTTTACCGTTATTGAACACCATTTCAGCCCAATCATCCACATCATATGTGCCATCTAAATTTACTGCACCATATTCTGTATCAGTAAGATCACTTAATTTCCAATTTTGTTTACGATTGGAAGAAACTATTTGATATTGAGAATATGTATTAGGATTCAACCAGATAAACATACTCAATAAATGTGGCATAAGATCTCTGCTGACTCCACCAAATGATAATTTTTTAGTGGTAAACCAACTGCCTGGTGCAGGCACTCTATTACGATTGATCCAATTAATATGTATTTCTTCAGCATCATCTATTCTAATACGCATTTCTTCTTCCACTGTGCGCCACATATTGTTTTTCATCATGATAAATTTAGCGTTTGGATATGTGAGTTGAAGACTCTGCCATCTTTTAGAATTAAGCACTCCTGGTTTTTCTACAAATACCACTCTACTGTGTGGTGCAACTGTTTGAGCTATTGAATCATGTGTATAATTAGGAGTGCATATGAACACTGCATCCAATTTGGGATGAGCCAATAGAGCTGTTTTTAAATTTGTGAATGTGGCTTGTTTGTTTTGATCAGGATCCACTGTGAATACTGTATGACCCAACTGTGTTAAGACTCTAACATACAATTGTCCAATACCCAATCCTATAACCAATGTTTTCATGCTTTTAATTGTTTTCTGTATTCTTCTATCTGTGTTTTGATTGCCAGTTTAATTTTCTTATAATTCTTTAATAATGCTTTACTCTCCCAACTTCTATCATGTTCTCGCTCTTGTTCCATTTCTTCAGTTTTTCTATGATAGTAATCAAACTCATGTTCTAATTTCTTTAAACTTTTATTTTTCTTACTCATATTATACCTCCTCAAATAAGTTAGAAAACTGTGTTGAAGCATTCACTGTTTTTTTGCCTGTGGCGCCTCTGGTACCTATGATACTCATCCAAAATCTGCTGTATTCCTCAATCACTGCTTCTGCTGTGTCTCTGTTGTCTGTGGCAAATATTGCTTCCACTATGTCTTTGAATGCCACTTTATCAAACTTTTCTTCCACCAACATGCGTGGAGTTAATCCTGCATCATACTGTCTGTTGGCTTCTTGCACAGCATTGATGTGTGTCCAAACATTGTGTGCCATTTGTAAGGTATAACTGAATGAATCCCAAGATGTTTTGGGATCACCGCCCACTTTGTTTTTATCTCCTGGAGCATAACAAGTGACATCTTTCAACTGTAATCTTTTACTGATAGGACTGTCTTGAAAATTGTCAAATATCTTTTCTTGTAACACAGCATCTCTAAATGCTCTGGTGTCACCGGCATATTTTTTATCATCTATGCTGGCAGCCATTCTATATGACCATTTTTGTTTGTCTCTGACATCCACTTCTGTGTAAATTTGTCCATTGGCTGATGCTAAGAAAGGTGAAGCACAATCAAATGACACAGTAAAGTTTGGATTGTGATATTTTCTTACTGCTCTTTGGATGTCTGTCAATAGCACTGCCCATTCCAGTTTGGATGTGCCTAAAAAGTGCATCCAATCATGAATGCCTTTTTCTAATAAACCATCAAATCTTAATGCCACTAATCTTTTCAATATAAGATGCACGTCACACATGTTCTGACCACCCATTGCCCAACCATTAAAGTGAGTTGTGGGATATTTTTTAGGATCACAATAATCTTTCATCTGCTGATACCAATCATCTGCTTGTTGAAAGTTTTCGCCTTGTAACACATTTAAAAACTTACAAGCACCTGTTCTATTCTTCATGAAGTAATCATTATTGATTCTTGTGCCATCCACTGCTTCCTGATAGGAGTTGATATTGCTGGCTTTGGCACCTTCTGGAGAACGTGAAACCCATGCTGGAATATCTAATATCATACCATAGTCCATGTTGGCATCCATCCAAGCAAGCACTTGCTCTCGCTTCTTCTTGGATTTGGGACACGTGGGATCTTTCCAATTGCCTTCCCATACTCCTTTACCAATCTGAAACCCTCCTGAATCACCCAGTACAAAACTGGTTTTTCTATCTCGGTTTCTTATGATGTCATCTCTGGCACTAAATTTGTCCATGTTCAAGTCAGCATGACCTGCACTGTACAAATGCCATCTGTAATGAAAATATGTGTTGGTGGGCACAAGATAATTCATGCCTTCTATGCCATGATTAAAAGCAGCAGGAATTCTGTGAGTCGGGATATAATCCTTATCATGTCTTGCTTTGCCCAAATCTCTTGCATAGAAACTGCTCAACGCCGGCAGAAATACTGAATAGTCTTTTTGCTGTGCTGTTAAGTCAGTGTGCATAATTTTACTTGCCTTAATTTATTTGGTCTGTGCTGGCAATATGTAATTGTATTCAGCAATACCGCTATCCACAGAAATTTGCATAGCACCTTGATCACTAATCTTCATTTTGATTTTGCCATCAAGATTTAATATACTAATCACTTGTTGAATAGGCCAACTCCAACCTTGTTTTAATTCACCTACCACATTGGCTTGAAAAGTAAAACTTCCTGCATGAGAGTTTGCATCACCAAAGTAAAACATTAAATTTTTATTTTCAGTTTTAACTGTGAAAACAGTTTCTTCTGTGTGTGCTGCCGCTTGCAGTTTTAATCTTTGAATACTAGCAAGAGCTGGTTCAAATTCAATGTTCCAAGATGTACCTTTGAATTTGATTGATTTCAATTTTTCATTGATAATCTCAGTGTTCATAAATCTGTAATCATTTTGGAAATCACCTGATGCATTTTCAAAGTGAATGTGTGTGGGAATTTCCACTCCATTGCGTGTGGCTTTGACCACATTTAATTTGGCGTCTTTTTGATACTCAGGACATTTCAAGTGTAATGATAGTTTGTCCAAGTTAGGCATACCAAATGTACCTGTAAATTCAGATACTTTTTTGTTGGTTATTGCTGAAAGAATAACTGATCTGTCTTCAGCCATGCTTTCAATTTTAGTTTGTTCTTCGTTGGTAACTTTCACTAGACTCAAAAACCCTAGTTGATGAGTGTGTGCTACCATGTCTTGTAAGATGTCTTTCATTTTGTTCTCCGTTGTGTTATGTTCATTATATTTAGGCCTGGCTAAGAAGTCAAGTGATATTTGTTTTTTATGTAATCAATCACATTAACTTTTGGTTCCCAACCTAAATCTCTTAATTCTTTGATATTGGCACAGTTGTCCATTCTTTCATATACATTGCCAGATTCAAACTTATAATTTTTAATGCCAGCCAAATCTACCAAAGTTTTCAAATTGTTGCTGATTCCGGTACCCACATCTATCACTCCTGTTATTGAAGTGTTCATTAATAATTTGATTGCAGATATTATGTCAGACACATGTACAAAATCTCTAGTATGCTCAGTGATATAACTGATGTCATTCTCAAATAGTTTGGTCATAAACATACCATCTCTACCGCCTTCACACCATACAGTGGTAAATCTTAAACCTAAACTGTGTGCTGGAGCAATCTTATCCATGGCAAATTTACTAAAAGCATAAGGATTTTTTTCTGGTTCGTATGCTGAACTAGAACTGGCATATATTATTTTTGTATGAGGAAATGCATCAAATAATCTTTTAGATGCTATCACATTTATGTCCCAATACTTGGTAGGATTTTTTAAACTCTCTCTTACTTGTGCCAATCCTGCCAAATGTATCACAAGATCCACTGTATAATTCAAATCACAAGTTAATAAATCATTGCCATCTTTGACGTCTATGCCTATCACTGTGTGTTCTTTGATCAGTTCATTGTACAAAGCACTGCCTATAAACCCCATGTGTCCAGTTAACAGTATTTTCATTTTTTCTTTACTCCTAAATGTTTAAAAACCTGTTGCACACATTTGGCTTGATAGTAACAATCAGCCAATGCGTTGTGTAGACTGCTCTGTATGCTCTTTCTAGGATCCTGTGGCATCAGATCAAACAGTGTGCGACTGTCTCTGATTTGCCAATAGTTGAAAGGCACAGGAGTGCGAGCTTGGTCATATAAATTTTGTATGATGGCATAATCAAACAATGGACCTTGACACCACAGCTGATCCAATCCCACACACCATTTGTTGAATTCTTTGGCAAAGTCTGCTATGATCACACGATCTGTGTCTCCCAATGCCTCATCACGTATCTCAGGTGCCTGTCGGCCCCACCATTCAATGGTACCTTCGTCCACTGTTCTACCCAATGCTGTTTGCTCATCCACATTTAATCTCCAATATCTACCTTCGTAGGGTTCTGAGTCTGAATGTGGATCAAACTTGATAGCACCCACAGTCAATATGGCAGCGTCTGGTCTGGTGCCTAATGTTTCCAAATCTACCATGCCGTATCTTGCCATTTAATCTCCAAAGTCAAATAATGTGTTGAATGTGTTGCCTGTTTCTGTGCTTTGAATATCCCAATCCAGCACTCCCAACAGGTTGCCCAATTTACTATCGATCACTGTGGTTTCCATGGCTGAGTGATCAAAAGGTAATTCTTTGAACCATTGAGGTATTCTCAATTGATCTGTGGGATAGGCCACACTGGTGTACTCCAAAGGATTGTTTCTAAGTTTGCACACAATCACTTTCATGCCATCCACAATTTCCAAACTGTAACGATCATTGTTCATGCGTTTTAATGTGTTCCAATTGATTGAAGCTCGCACGTGTCCTGGCATGTTGGCTTTGCCTTGTGCTTTTTCTTTCTTTTGATAATCTGCCACATTGTTAGCACGTTTGGGAGAACCTTTTTCCCAACCTGGACGCAGTTTGAATTCATTTCTAAATGTGCTGATTCTTTCCAACACTGTTTTTTCATCTGATTTGGTCAGCACCATCAGTAATATTTCACTTAAAAAATCCTGCACAAACACTGGAGTGTCCGAACGTTTAAGATCCAATCCCATGGCTTTTACCTTGCCTGGTTTACCATTCACATCCATACGATCACCTTCCAATTCATATATCAACACAGCATATCTTTTTTTAGTGATAAACAATCCTGTTTCACTGATGGATTCACGTCCTGCTTGAATTACTTCTGCTCTTGTTTTGGGACAATGAAATGCTTCGCCCATGAATGCTTTAAAACTGTTGTTGACTTCTTCAGCCACTTGATCATACAGTTTGATCACACTTTCTTTGGTCCATGGAATCAATCCTGCATCAATGTCTTTCTTTAAAACTTTATAAGCACTGAAATAAGCAGAGTCTGTATCACCGTATATCACAGCATCTCCCAAATGATCGTATGTGCCTGTGATCACTTCGTTGATCTTGGATGCCATGTGTTTGCTGATGGTTCTGCCTGTGAGTGTGGTTGATTGACCTATGCGTTTGTCAAAGAATCTACAGCCTGGATTCAATATGGCACCATACAGTGAGTTCAAATTAATTTTTTTAACCAATTGTCTTTTGTCCCAAAATTCTATCTCTGCTTGATTGCTGGCACTTTGTGCTTTCTTTTTCATGGCCTGCATCTCAGTTCTTTCTTGATACCATGTTTTTAATAATCCAGGAATCACACCTTCAAACTCTGTGGTAAACATGGTGCCATTGGCACTGATCATGATGGGCTTGTGGCTGTCAAATATCATCTTGTAAATCTCTGCGCCACTTTTTTCTTCTGTGGTACCATTCTCCCAATCTATTGTGATAGGCATGTCTCGTCTTTGAGTCATCACATATTCATACTCCAAACTGCCAAACTTATTCTCCCATGCTGCCGCAAATGATTTGCCTTGTAGATTTATTTGATCCTGTAGAAATGATTCTGTGTAGGTGTTACGCAATTGCCCCACCACACATTCAGGAGCCATGTTCAAAGCTCTGATCACGGAAGGATACAGTGAATTCAAATCCATAGAACCTATCCAATCATGCAGTCCTTTTTTGGGAAATGCCACATAGGCACCTGCTGCTGTGGTGTTTTCTTCATCGGATCTGTGTGGTCTATTGGGAACCTGCAATCCTCTTTTGTGTGCTTCATTGATGATGGCTTGTTCGGTCACTGCCACAGCACCCATAGTGGTCTGCATCAGCACTGTGTTGGCATGAGCTAGTTCATTGCTGAGATCTAAAAATTTAAGTTTTTTATCCAAGTTGTTCAACAGTTGCACGTCTTGTCTGTTGTATTCTATAAAAGTTTTAAAGTCATTGTTGTACAGTTGATCCAACGTGCCTTCATACACAGTTTTTGTTTCTCCCAATTCAATTTCTCCTATGGCATCCAGTCTGTATGTGTGGCGTTCTTCATAGGTATATTTTCTATACAGTTCCAAACTGTCTATGTGTACTCTGCCTATTAAATCATAAGTTTCTTGTTCTCTGCCATATTTTTCAAATGTTCTTTTTTTAGGCATCTGTGACCATAAACAAAAACGTCTAGTGTCATCTTTACTCAATACTTTGCTGACTCTATTCACTAGATAAGGCATGTCATAACCTTCTGAGTTCCAACCGCTCAACACATCCACATCTTCTATTATGTCTAAAAATGCCTGCAACATGTCTGTTTCACGCTCATACAGATATAAATTCTTTGTGTCTTTGGTCTGATCCTTGGCTTGTTGAAGTGTTAAGGTTTTAGGAATCAGTGCAAAAGTCACCATGCTGTCTATCCATTGCAGATACACAGTGATAGCTGTGACTGGCATGAACGGATCTGAGGGATCAGCGAATCCTTTTTCAGGATCAAAGTCTGCTTCTATATCAAAAAATGCCACATTCAGTTTGGGAGCATCGTGATTGAGGTAGTTGGCACTGAGACATTGAAATATGGGATTGATGTCGGATTCAAATAATTTTTTGTTTCTATTGATGGCTAATTCTTTATGAAAGTCTTTGGTGCTCTTGCTGACAATTCTGCTGAGAGAATTGCCATATATGCTTTTGAATTTGCCATTGGCATCTTCATAAAAGAATGTGTATCTAATGGGATATTCTTTGTAGATTCTTTTGCCTTCTTTGCGTTCTACCACACGAATAAAATCTTGATTTCTATCGAAGAATGCGTCTATGTAACTCATATGTTCCAATCCGTGTCATTTAAGGCTGACACATACCAAATAATCGCTTATGGCCGATTATGCCTTATCTAATGTAATATAGTATTATACCACCAAAGCCCACACATGTCAACACAATGTTGGTCACAATCAGTGCAGGTTCTCGCCAAATCAATGAAACTATCAACCAAAATACTCCACCCAAGGCCAACAGTATTGGTCCCACGGGATATAGTTCTGGAAATCCAGCATTAACAAATGTGCCCACAATCAATATGGCTGTGGCTATCCATTTGAGAATTAGATCAATTTTTATTTGTTTCATATCTGTCAAAAACTCTGTTGATCACATTGTTCACTCTCACGAAGTGAGCACACTTGGGCATGTCTTTGATTCTTCTTGCTCCTATATAAGTGCAAGTGCTTCTGACTCCACCCAATATCTGTTCCACAGTGTCTTTCACAGGACCTTTGTTGTCTAATTTTACTGTTTTGCCTTCAGTGCCTCTGTAGCCATCTTTTCTTGCGCCGTGTTTTTCAAATGCTGATTCGGAACTCATGCCGTAGAATACTCTTTTGCCATCTTTCAATTCTAATTCTGATTCATCATGTGCTGCCAGCATGCCACCCAGCATCACCATGTGAGCACCTGCAGCCAATGCTTTGGCTATGTCTCCTGGCTGTGTGCAACCACCATCAGCAATGATGTGTCCACCCACTCCGTTGGCAGCATCAGCACATTCTATGATGGCAGAAAACTGTGGCACTCCCACTCCTGTTTGTGTACGAGTGGTACACACTGATCCTGGACCTATGCCCACTTTGACCACGTCTGCTCCATTGATGATTAATTCTTCCACCATCTCTGGTGATACCACATTGCCTGCTATGATGGTCTTGTCGGGAAATTCAGATCTTATTCTCTTAACAAAGTCCACAAACTGTTCATGATAAGCATTGGCCACATCTATAGTGATCATGCTCACATCTGGATATTTCTCCATAACTTTTTTTAAAGTTTGATAGTCTGGTGAATTGTTGTCCCACATGGCTCCTGTGCCTGTACACGCACTCACATATTGTAATTTTAATCCTGTGCCTATTGCTCTGTCCCAATCCGCAATGGTGTAATGTTTTCTTAACACAGTTAAAAGTTTATATTCTTGTAATACTCTGGCCATACTGAATGTGCCCACACCATCCATGTTGCTGGCAACCACAGGCACAAATGAGATCTGCTGTTTGCTGTTACGAAATGTGAAATCTCTAGTCATGTCCACATCACGTCTTGAACTCAGTGTGGATCTTTTGGGTTTTAATAGTACGTCTGCGTAATCCAAATGTATGTTATAATCTATTCTCATTTAAAAAAATCCTCTGCTTTAACAGCTCTGTCATCCACCCAAACATCATACACTGGTTTGCCCAAATTTACTGAATGGAATTTGCACCCCCATTCAGTCAACTGTTGACGAGTTAACTCACTCCAGTCTTTGCCACTGTTGCCACCTCTTGCTGTGTAATAATGAATCTCGTGTCCATCATCATACAACTGATTAACTCGGGCTATGCGTGTGATGTCAGGTGTACTGTTGACATAATCGCTGTCTTTATTATAGCAAATTGTGTTGTCAATGTCAATGATGTACTTCATAGGATTACCAAATGTGTTTTGACCAATTGTACACTGCTATCACAGCAATGATAAGAAAATATATCTGTTGAGTTTGTCTAGCTCTGTCTTTGTCCAGTATGGCAATATAATACCATAAGGATATGGATGCTAGACAGATCAGCCAACCCAACCATTGTAGGGAGATGATGGCCGTGGCATGAATGGTGGCTGCTGTGATACCAAACCCTGCTGCGATCCATCTAATCATCTTAATAGACTACTTGTCTTTGCCTACAGCTATCACCAAGTTTTCTAAATTGTCAAACTCTTCAGCAACTTTGTTCCAATCACCTTTTTGAGCAATTTTGATTGCTCTGTTGATGATGGCTGGTTTAATTTCTAATTCTTCTGCCACTGCTTTGATAGTGTCTTTCAAACCTGTGCTTAAATCTTCAATTTCTGAAAGCACATTAACACCTTCATCCACTATTTTTTTCAGTTTGGCTTGTTCTTCTGGGCCATATGTTCTTGCCATTTTATTTCTCCTTTGATTTAGATTGTTGTATTGTAATCGATTATCACACAATTGTCAAGGTTTATTTGTCTTCTTTTTTGGATTCTTTGTAAAAATATTCATCAGAATCACCAAACACCCATTTGGCATTCTGTTCACAGTGCCAATATTTGGTACTCACTTTAAAATCTGGTGTTTTTAACTTGCCTGGATTGGCACTGGATTCATGCCAGATCATTCTATTGTTGGGCTGAGCAAAAAATTGACCATTGTCCAATTGACCTATGTTGTGTCCTTTGTGTTCAGATGGCACTTCTGATTCAGTCACATTAGGAGTGTTGGGATCTGAATGAGCACTGTCCACTGTGAACAGATATACCCCTGACATCTTTTTGCCATCTTTGAGAATCACATCCACTCGGCTGTACTGTAGATATTGTTTTTCGATGATGGTGATATGATAGCTGAAACCATCCCACAGTTGCAAGTAATCCAAGGGCAACTGTTCTTCTTGTTTGATATCCGTACGCCAAGTGAATGCACTCAAAGGCAATTTGTCATACAGTGCACCATATTCTGGTAGATATGCTTCTATGTAGAATGCTCTGCGAGGAATAGATTTTAATGTGACCCAATTGCAAGGCACAAATTCTCCATGACCTTTTTGAAAGTCATACAGATATTCTTTTTTGATGTAGGCTTGAATATAAGGTGTGTTCACTACGAAATTCATATCTATATGATATATGTCTTTATGTTTTGTGTCAATTGCTATCTTTATTTGTCGGCGGCTATGTGTGGCAACACAAATTGTATGCCCAGCCAACGGTACTTTTTAGCACTATCGGCAAAACTGCAATTGATCCTGGCAGTTCTCACTCTATAAGGATTTAGAGGTTCTATAACCACTCTATTTTCTCCCGTGAATCTCAGTGGCACAGTGGGCCAGCTGTCTCCGTCATTGGTAGTACACACTATATTCTTAAGATTTTTTAATCCCGGTACAAACTCTATCTCCAGCTGTGGTGGATTATTGAACTCGGATACTTTCTTGTCTGCGGGTAAGAATTGTACATAGGGCATAGGCAGTGTGTTCAACACCATTTCAAATCTTTCAGCTTTGCCCCAATTTTCATTGATAGGAAATCTTGGCAGCTCAAACCGATCCTTGCGACTGTCCGCTACTCCTGAATGCTGTCCAAATGCTAGTCGGAACCCTATGTCTTTAACTATTTCTTTGAATTCTAGACTATATTCCCCAAATGGATATGAGAAGTATTCAGGTATGGCACCCAACTCTCTCATGAAATCTTGCGATGCCCTTTCCATGTCTTTACGCAGTGTGTCTTGATCCCAACCTACCATGTAGTCGTGGCTGTAAGAATGATGTCCTATCACTCCCAATCCTGACGCATGTATCTCTCGTATCTGTGCCCAGGTCATGTAATTACGATTCTTAGAATTGATCTCTCTGGTGTTAATGAACAGCACGAAAGGTATGCCTTGTTTTTTCAGTATAGGCCAAGCATTTTTATAGAAACTGGCCCATGCATCATCCACAGTTAATAGCACTCTTTTATTATACAGTTCTCTGTGCCCATGCATGTAGTCATCAAACTCTTCTATGGAGATGAAGTCCAGATTCATCTTGCGTATCATTCGGATTTGCTTTTCAAATTCTTTGACTTTAACGTTGGTTGTGGGATATCGGTTCTCTTCAAACTTGTGATACATCAATCCAATCACACCGGGTTCTTGATGAGGTTCCATGGATACGGCGATGCTACTGATTGTGAAAAATAACAATAATAATAGCGTTCTCATACTTGTATTATAGTTTATTTTTATTTAAAGTCAACTGTACTAATTGTTAAATTTTGGTCATTCAGTTAGAACATGATTGAAAATACAAAACAAGTTACCACTATAATTCACAATAATCAAACAAAAATTTTTTATATTTTTCAAACGACCACATATATCTGTCTGCAAACTCATCAAATGGTAATTTATTTACAGGAACTTTTTTTAAAAAATCTAAATCATATCCAAGATTTTGTAGGCCTAATGCTTCCCATCCGGCTATGTATAATCGATCATCGTTCCAACTTTTTTCCATCCAATAATCTCGCAATAATTCTGCTTCTTTATGTGACATTCCAAGATTATTAATCCAACTTTTGTTATCATTAGCATCAACAAAAACATAACCATATTTTTCAGGTCTTGCAGACAATTCGCTCAAATTTTTTGATTTGCCTAACCCTAAAGTTTGTAATTTATAAGAATGAATTAAATTTTTATGATCATACACCCACTTCATCCATTCATTGATGGTGTCTTTATTTTCAAATGGCAATCCAGATATAAATGATCCAAAAACTCTCACATCCTCTCCCCATTCATTATTCATTTTTTTGAGAGTATCTTTGACTAATTCCACCATTGCGCCTTTTCCTATCGCCTTTGCTGCTCTCTCATTTAATGTTTCTATACCTAAAAAAACAGATGTGCAGCCCATTTTTTTTAATAAAACAATTTGTTCTGGATTTCTTGCCACTAGATCAAGTCTTATATAACAACTGAATTCAATTTGTAAATCATTAGCTTTAAGACTTTCATAAATTGCATTTAACTTTTCTGTGCTCTCATTGAAAGTATCATCTACTATGGTATATTTTTTTACAGAATACTTTTCAAAATTTTCTCTTATTTCATTGATCAACACGTTGTTTT